CCCTGTCTGTATGTGTCCTTTCTCCATGTCAGTCCTCCTTGCGGCGGTAGGCCCAATGCTTCCAGCCCACCATCAGGCTGAGGAAGGCCCTTGTCGCCTCTTCTTCGGTGGGTGCTGTCGGCCCTGCGATCTCGCAGTCTCCATCGCAAACGACCCAGTATGACTTTCCGCAGTCGCACTCGTGGATGTTCATCTCGCCCCTACAATGCGGGCAGGGGTCGAGGTCGTAGGTGATGACGGGCGGGGCCTTGGGTGCGGGCGGGGTGAAGATTCTGATATTGTGGCTCCACGGTGCGGCAGTTATCTCGGCAAAGACGTACAAAGCCACCGACCTGCTTCCTTCCCACGTTCCGCCTGTTGGACACGATGGACACTGCGTCCGCCACCGCTCAGCGCCTGAGATGCACTGTACCAATTCCATCTGCTTCCCGCAGCAGGGGCACGGGTCGCACCAGTACTCGCAATCTTCTGTCCTGGTCCACGTCTTGTCGTTCATGGTGTCTCTCCTTGTTGCCGTGTTGTTCAACGGGTCCGTCGCAGTAATCGTGCACCGGTCGTCGTACAACCGCTGGTCATACTCCATTACTCCTCCTCCTCCCCGAAGTTCAGCGCGTCCTCGATAGCGTCGAGGTCCAGGATCACGGTGTCGTGGAGCCCCGTCCATCGCAGGACACTCTTGGCGAAGTCGTTTCCGACGTGTACGAGTGTGCCGATGAAGATGTTCTTCGGTCCGACCTGGAAGATGACTCTGTTCCATATGCCGAGCGGCATGAGGATCTCCTTGGAGATCTGGAAGAGTCTGTTCCTGAGTTCATCGAGTGTGAGCTTCCCGTCCTCGAAGTCGTCCTTGAGTCCCTGGTAGATGGCGTGGAAGCCCTTGAGGGCGGTGGCTGCTTTGATGTCGGTCATTCGGTGCCCTCCTCTTCCTTGGTGACGGGAGCCGCAGTCTCAGACGGCCCGTAGTAGACCTTGGCGTTCAGGGCGAAGATGGAGACCGTGTCCTGTAGGTTGTTCTTCTTTGCCGCTGCCCTGGAAGCCCTGGCGCTTGACGAGGCTACGGACGGGTTCAGGTACTCCACGGTGAAGTATAGTCCTGCTTTCGCTCTGTGGATACGGCGCAGGTACCTGGACCTGGCGGGTGGCACAGCCTCTTTCGCTTTGTCGAAGTCTTCCTTTGCGATAACGAGTGTTCGGTCCTTCATTTCTGATGGCCTCCTTGGGTTGATGTTGGGTGGGATGTTACCACCATGGGGGGCGGTCTGTCAAGGACTAATTGGCGGGGCAGTATACTATTCGATCCAGCCATGCACCGCAGTGGATACGATGCCGTTGGTAGACGTGGCACCGATGTAGATGTCGGTCTTCTCCGGGATAGCATGGGGCAACTCGAAGGGCCAATAGACGCCGTTGAAGAACAGGTTCATCGGGTGGACGGGCTTGAACGTCTTCCCTTCGAGGCGTTGATAGAATGTGACCGATGTCGAGGCGTTGATAGAAGTCGATGCGAACCATGATGTAATATAGGCGGTCTTGCCGAGCGGGACCGTGTAATAACCGTTCTGCGTGGCGTTCTTCCCTGCTGGGATCTTGGAGTAGACCTTCGTCGCAGTGTCCGGCACTCCTAGCGTGACCGTATCGTCCTCGTAGATGTAGACGTCGCCCACGTTATCCGCAGCCCCGTCGTTCTCGGCCCGCTGCACCCGGAGCATGGTGACAGTAGGTATCAGGGTCTTGGTCTGCCCCGCAGCCGTGATGGTCACTGTGCGGCTTGTGTAGGCCGCATCCAGGTAGGTGACCACGTAATCGCCCGTGTCCGATGCCGAGCTGGACGAGATATACATGGCAGTGGCAGCAGCAGGCCAGTTCACGGCCCCGCCCTGGTCCCACACTCCCTCTTCGACTGCATCCACGTCTGGGTTGCGGCCCGAGAAGTCTATGTCGTCGTGACCAGGGACGTCGCCCTCTGCGATGCCGTACAGATAGGGCGTCGCCAGTGCGCGGATCTTTCCAGCCACCAGGTCCAGTGAGTCCACGGGCTGGCCGCTACTGTCCAGGAGGGCTACCGCCCCCCATGCGATGAGTGGTGCCAGCATGAAACAGATGATGTACCAGAGCTTTAGATTCTTCATTCTTCCCGCCCTCCTTGGTGGCAGTTTGATTTATGCCCGTATAGGGTTACATGAGCTTCAGGACGTCGTCAAGGTTGCGGACCACGAAAGGCCCGTCCTCCAGCTCTGCGTCTGTCATGTCCGATATGTAGGAATACAGTGGGTCAACGTCCGATGCTACTACCATGCAGGCGCAGCCGTCAATGAACGGCCCCTGGTAGCTCTCGGACCACAGCAGGTAGAGGTCGTCAATCTTCATAGGAGTGCCTCCTCCAGTGTGCGGGTCCCCAGTACATGTAGCTCATGCAGGAGCCTGTTCCTCTCCCGGGCCACGTCGTCGTACTGCCGCTCCATGAACTCTATGGTCTTGTGGGCGTCTGACAGGGCGTCCCGTAGGGCCATGATCTGCCCGTCCTGGAAAGCAGTAGACTCCCGCATGGTAGAGACAGCCTTCTCTAGGCGGTCTACCAGGTCCGCCAGGTCGTAGGTTTCTTGGTTGCTCATGCTCCCTCCTCCACGCTGAACGCCACAACACTGACGTCCGGGTTGTCCGACGACCGCTGCCCCGGCTTCCTGTTGAGGCTGTCCCACAGGTCAGTAAAGTTAGGGACAGGGCAGAGCCCACGAACGCCCTCGGCAAACACTCCTGTCGGCGTGATATCCTGTAGCGGCTCTCTCCTGGCGTCCTCGGTCGCCACCAGCGTGATCCGGCTGGCCCACCGGGGCATATGGATAGAAGGGTTCCAAGGCCCTAAACTGTCGCTCGTGGCTCTGTACTCGACCTTGTCCGGCCCTCCATACTGATCCCGATATTCGTTGTACGAATACGGCCCCCTGTTGCACTTATCCCACGGCCACCATTCATCATATTCCGGCGATACATGGGTCCATGCCTGCCAAGTCTCCCGGACCCACAGCCGGTCACCCTTCTTGACCTTCGTCCACTGGTCAGAGAGTCGGCGGGTCTGTGTCTTGTGGCCGCTCAGTATCGCCTGAACCATCGCACCTGAAAACAGTATTGGATATTCCTTACTCATGCTCCCTCCTGGTCCGATAACCCCTATTCATCCCGCTGCCAATATCTTCTTGGCCTCCACGCCCCACGGCGCAAGCCATCTGTGCTTTGAAAATGGAAGCAAGTTCTTTCTTCCGGTCCTGTAGTCTCTGCCGGGGTTTGTGATGCCTGCAAATACGAAATTGGCAGCTCGCATTGACGCCCCCCCCTCTTCTGGCAGTGTATAGGTCACAAGATCCGTTGCCCCCATTGCCCGTGCAGCCCTTGAGCACGCACCATACAACAACGAGCACGCATTCATGGCCCCGTCGGTGCATACCCTTAGAATCCCGAGCGCACCTTTCTTCATCCAGTCCACGGGCGGATTTCCGACAATGGCCACACCGCAAAGCCCGTCATCGTTATAGACGCCCACTGCCCACATTCCGCCTTGCACGTCTGGCAAGTGTCGATGGTGCTGTTTCACCCACTTCCTAGCAGCGGTGATCGTGGTCGGCCTATGGTACAATTTCATGTCCGATAACCCCTATTATGTAAACTCGCCTCCCCTAGTCCCGTCTCCGTCATGCCAGCACCCATACGAGTATCCAAGTGCAGACCGCTATGATCACAGCGCAGGCGATAACGACGACCCGCAGGATACGGGCAGCGCGCCGGACACCTGATAGCGCAGCGTGTGTGTGGTTCATGCTCGCCTCCTAGCCCGCACGCAGCGGACCATAATGCTTGTCAGTCTGCGGTTTTCCCCCGTGCCGTCCCAGCACGCCCGCCACTGCGAACACCAGCCGCTATCGTCCTTCCAGTCTCCGAGCATATGCCGCTCATGGGGGCCACTGTGTTCGCAGTACTTGCAGGTCTCAAAGGCACCCGCCCGGTTGCAGACGTAGAGTCTACTCATCGCCGCCACCTCCCTCTAACTCGCTCTCTAGCCAGTCCCTGACGCATTGAGTGCATACGTTGCCGTCATCGCAGTGCTCTACATGCCATTTATGCGGCAACACGCACCGGGAGCCATGGTCGATACAAGACCCAAAATGCATGACCAGCTTTTCCACCGCCGCCCGCAGGCGGGTGATCTCGGACAATGCCGCCCACATCAGCCTGGCAGAATCCATATCACCAACGATCTCACGTTCATGCGCGAATTCTTGCAATCTATTCGCCTTCACTTTCGTCCACTCACTCATCGCCGCCACCTTCCAAGTAGTTGCTCCAGCACTGTTCACAGTCAGGCATGTGTTTAGGGCACGATGCCGACCGGTACTCAAGGGACGGGCACGCATTCTCAGCTAGAAAACCGAGCACTTTCCCTTCTTCCAGACTTTCGAGCGCCTCCAGTATCCGCTCATTCCTATTCATCCCTTCCCGCAGGCGCTCGATCTCCAGGAACAGGTCATGCAGCGTGAGATACCACCACTGAGTCTGCTCCTGTATCCTCTTGCGGTGGACCTTCTCAGCCCGCCAATCACGGAGGATGGCCATGGCCTGTAGATACTCTGTGCTGTGCCTATCGCTCATCGTCGCCTCGTCCCGCCATGACCGTACACTGCAAGTGGTTCCCGTGCAGGACCATCTTGAGCCTGCACTTATCACAGGCAGTAGTGCCCCCGTGAGACAGGGGCCGGTTTTCGTGCTCGCAACGGGGACACCGGAAGCCGACAGTCACAGTATGGACATGCCCCTTCCTGATCTTGGAGTCGACACGTTCCTCTATCTCAAACTCACTGTACGGAAATATTTCACTACTCATCGCCGCCACCTCCCTTCCAGTCTGAAGCAGCCGCAGAGATCAAAGCGCACAGGCCCTCCGCATCGTCTGCCCACATGCTTATCTCACCCACGATACCGTCATTATAAATCTTCCGCAGATTGAGCAGCCCGCCTCCCTTGGAGTGTGTGCTGATAATGACTTCAAAGCCGCTCTTCCAGTCCTTGGGCCGCCACCTGGTCGTCGTCTTGACTCTCGTGTCGGTGCTCTTGTCAAACTTCATCATCACTGCCCCCTATCATCTTGACGCCACCGCCCGCAGCGATCTGGCGCTCATTCGTCTTGGTCTTCTTCGCCCTCCGCCTGTAGGTGTCCATGAAGTCCCTGCGCCTAAACGGTGCATCGTTGGACTTGAGGTTTTCCAGGTCGTACACCCACCCTACCCCGAAGAGTTCCCTGGCGACCTTCTTGGACAGGTCTGAGGGCTTGCCGTCAGGAGCGGTGCATTGCATCCACTGAGCGGACGCTTCGTCCTCCAGGTCTTTCGGGGAGTCGATCAGCCTGGCGAAGTCTGCCACGGTTGGGAATTGACGACACACGAACGCCACCTCCTGGATAGCCTTCACGATCTCCTGCTCTGAGTATCGGGACAGCAGCATAACAGTCATCCCGCCGATAAGTTCATCAGGCACAGCCTCGCGATATACTGACCGCAGGCCCCTCATCTTACTAATCACGGCTTCCATCAATGCACCTCCTCTGGCATGTTCAGTCCCATCATCTCTGCAAAGTGCTTGAAGTCTTCACTGGACTTGGGCTTATCTGCCCCTGCCCCCTTGGGTAGGTATCGAAGACCTAGCACCTTGTCGATATTCTCGCGGCCGGTCAACCACATCAGGTCGGCCCGGAAATTTGTACCAGTAGTACCGCACAGGAACGGGCACTTCACCACAAGCTGGAAGTATCGGAGCCAGAACTCCAGATCGTCTGACCGGTAGTTCCCTGCCTTGATCTTCTGATTCCACCTAGCCTTGATCTGCCGCTTCATAGTATCGGACAGTCCGCGGTGTATGGTAAGTCCCGCCTGGCCACAGGTGTCCTGGTAAGCCTGGTATATCTCCTGGTATGGAATCCTGATAACAGTAACCCCTGGAGCCTCGCTCTTGGGGTGAGTCTCCGAAGGAGACGATATGGTGTTAGTGTCTTCTGCTTCTAACTCTACTCTACTCTGCTCTACTCTACTCTGCTCTGCATTGCTTGTAGCATCCTTGGAGCATTGCTTGGGGGAATGCTTGGAGCATGCTTGTGGCATCCACCGGGCCTTAGCAGCCTTTGACGCCTTGGCAGCACTCTTTCGTCGCTGGTCCGATGCCCTGGTGCCCTCCTCTACTGCCCGTGGGTTGTGTATGCCTACTTCGTCCTCACAGATGCCGCCGTACTTGGCCAGCCGGTTCAGGGCGTCCATTACCACATCGGTGCCCGCATGCCCATCGGCCAGGTCCAGGGCCAGTTCGTTCATGGTCAGAAACCGGAGGTCGTCACCACAGGTTTCGCAGGCGTATCCTGGCATCGGTGAAGTGTATAGCAGGCACAGGAGGTCGAAGTAGACACCACGGTCAAAGTGGTTCAACCTCCTCCTGATATTGCTAAGCAGCCAGTCTTGGGGAAAGAATCTGATCCAGATCGTTTTCATATCATACCCTCCATCTTACGGGCAGCCCCCTCAATGGCCAAGATGGTAGCCAGAGAGGGAGACCGCCCAGGTCTGCGCGAGCCGTCACCCGCACAGCCATTCTAGCATAACTCGTCATCGGCCTTCAAGGGCCTCATTCTTCTTTCTCGCAGAACCAAGCCCGGTACTGCTCGTCCACACCGGGCAGACCACGCAGCAGGTCTATCCGCTCAGTCAGGATATCGAGCTGGCTGGCGAGGTCGTCTAGCCCCGCCCGGTCTTCCTGGCGATGCGGGTGCGCCTCGCACTCAGCGTCATGCTTGAGCGCCAAGGCCCGTATTTCGGACATATCTACCGGGATCGGGTGCCGCCACCTCTGCTCGCAGAACACGCACATCGTCTCCAACTCCTGCGGAGCCTTCGCCCTCTCCTGGCTCTCGTCTATCTGCTCACGCCATACCGCCTGCCTCTCCTTGTAGCCGAAGCGGTCAAGGGCTTTGGCCCACCAGTCCTTTTCTCCGTAGGCCATGCCACGCCTGTGTCCGTGCTTCTGGAACCACTGCTTCAGCAGCCTTTCTATCTCGCCCTTGCGGGTGTACTTGGTCATCGGTCTCCCCTCTGGCGCATCACGCGCCGTACATGGCGGCGGTAGCTCCCGCACCCGTTCCAGCTCATCATCCAATCAAACTCAGCAGGGCCAGCCCGCTTACACCTACGCTTCTTCGTCGCCGCCGTGCTCCGCTGCATGTAGTAGATCACCTCCACGACTACATCCCGGACACAGAAACGCTCCAACCCGCAGTCCTCTCGGATCATCTCCCCCGTGTGGCGCTCGTACCATCGGTACCAACTCCAGGTTGGGGAATGCTGTAGCTGAAAAAGCCCTATGCTTAGTCGGTTAGGCCACACCTCTTGATCCTGGTAGCATCCCCGTTCGCAACGCATCTGCCAGGAACAGCCCTTGGCCCTGTCTCTGGAGTCTTTCCAGTCCGCACAGTACCTTACTGCCCCTCTCTTCCCCATGCTCTCAGAAGCGACCAGGGACGCTACCGCCAGCGGGTCAACATCGACCTGCTCAGCGATCCACAGGATGTCGGACACCACGGTCCGGTCGAAGTCGTAGTGACGCAGTATCTCCACCTCTGCCGGAGTTACTATGCTCAACCACAGGACGAGGGCCATCATTGGTCCTGCTCCTGCGCCAGTCGCTTGCGGAAGTGTTCATCCCAGTGTTTGGTACATGCTTCTATTCTTACTTCAGCCGCTCCATGTGGGCAATCTCCATCGACAGGGCAGAAGTTCCTCACTTGCACAAGCGCCAGTTCATACAGTGCCTTATACTCGTCTTTCACCTCTGACATTACGGTTTCCTCCATTCCAGGAACGAACCATATCGGGCTATCCCTAGGGCCTCTGACTCGTCCTCGCCTTTCAGTTTCTGATAGATCGCCTGCACCATGTCGATACACGCCTCTTTCATCTGCTTCGCCCGCATCCCTTTCATGCTCCCTATCACGGCCTTTCTCCATACCTGCGGCGGAGCGTAGAGCACGTTGCGGGGCATATGCCTCTGCCACTCCTGCGCCCACATCCCGGCTCGCTTGGCAGTGATAAGCGCAGACCTGGCCCGACCAGCCCGCTCAGTCGAAGAGAACTGGTCCCGCCACTCGACCCACTGGTCCTCGATAACGCAGTGGGTGGCACCGAGGGAAGTAGCTATCTCTACGGCCTGGACGATCTGCATCGCCAGTTTGTTGGCGGTCAGCTTCTTGGACCAGGACCCGCTATCGACATAGCGATCACCCACGACGACACCCCACGCGTTCGGCGGGTCTATCCCTAAGACGCATTTAGGAGCCATTGCTCGGCCTCCTTTCTCGTCTTGAAGTAACGAAGCCCGGGCTTGAAGTCCATGCTACTCGGCCTGATGATATGGTCTATGTAGTCCGATGGGATGTCGAGTATCCTCACCCCTACGCCGTCACGCTTGGTGCAGTCGGGGCCGATGGTCTTGGAGTGGTTCCCCTCTATGACGGTGATCTGGCCGTTGATTCTCGGTAAAATAGCCATCATGACATGGCCGTGCTTCTGGCCGTCAGGTGGGCAGTGGACTACTATATCCCCGGGCTGGACCATCACGTACTTGCTGGCAGTACGGCAAGCACGAAGATCGGACAGGCGTTTATGGACGTCACGGATCAACTCTACCTTCCCCTGCCACACCACGTACTGAGGAGCGCCTAGGTCTGACCCGTAGGTGCCATACACCCTAGCCCTGTACCAACTCCCGCAGTCGAGGGCGGTGTTCCATCCGGCATGGCGCAGCACCGCCTGGACGAAGTAGCCGCACCAGGCAGTAGAGCCGTTGGTGTACTTGGGGTCGCTGGCTCTACCCGCCATAGGGAATATCATCATGCCGATGGCGGCGTCGCCCCGGGAGTCCCCGTCTATGATGTCCAGACTGAAGAGTTTATGGCCCATGTCGCAGGCCACTACCCGCCAGCGCTCATAGCCATCCCACTGCGCCACGTTCGTTGGAGTAGAATTGTCGATATAGCTCATCGCTGCAAGTACCTCCTGTACCTTGATAGCCCCTGCCCTCAGTGATGTAGATAGGTCCCTCATGAACGGCATTTTATCACCTCGTCCGGCAGAGTGATCGCCAATCGTTTCTTCTGTGAGAGCCGTCCGTAGAAGGTCACAAGCAACTGCTTCGCTGCTATCGTGGGCTCTATCTCCTGCGACTTCCAGCGTAGGAAGGTGCGGTAGTCGGCCTTGACGTTAGGGAAGACCCGCTTGGTGAACTTCACCCATGTCAGACCGGACGTCTCCTTCAGCGCTATGGCGAAGTCGCCCCAACTCTCAGACCCCGGGTTCATTGTTCGCCCCCTTCCGTGGTCTTCTTGGCGATCCGCTCCCGGGATCTCTGGTCTGCCGCACGGAGCAGTTCGTGGAGCGGTTGTCCAAAAAAACCGAGGCACCATTCCTGCGCCTCGACAAACGATGGAGATTCGGGACAACGTAGTTCGGTACAGATCCCGCTAGACCCGTGCCGCAAAATAAAGATCGCCTCCCTCATATCGGAGTCGCCGTCCTGGTCCTCTACCGTGACAGCGTCGCATCGTTGAAGATAGTCCTCTACGAGATCGAGAAACAGAATCGGCCAATGCTCATTCGCTTTCATCCTCTGCCGCCTTTCTTGTAGGTGACCTGCTGGCAGTCGGATCGCGAGATGCCGGTGATGGATTCAAGCTCCTCCCACTCCAGGCCACGCAGGTCCAAGAGCCGCTGGATGCCGGTTCGCCGGGCGTCCGTCCAGGCCTTCTTCGAGATGTTCGGCTCGTTCACCTCGTAGAGTTTCTTCTTCTGGTTCTCCTTGGTGCCAGTCCCGAGGAACTGGTCACGACTGGTAGCCATCCCGATAGCTTCGCAGGAGTCACCACCAGCAGGAAGGATGCTCTCCACGATGAAGGTGTAGATGTAGTACTTCCCAAGTTCGTCCTCGACCACTTCCTTGTCGCGGCTCTTGATGGTGCTCTTGATGCCGAATGCTCTCTCGACGTGGTCCGTGCCTCGTGAGTTCAGGAACGGGTGCCCGCCCTGGTCCGTCCAGTGTCGAGGCTTCGTGCATTTCAGGGCAGCGTCCCTGATCTTCTCAAGGAGGGTGGCCCGCTCCTTCGCCACCTGGAAAGCGGCTAGGCCATCAGTGATAGCAGCGGTATGGACCGACACACTGCTCTGGTTTACGGACGGGACCATCTCCTGTCCCGGCGCAGTCTCTCCTGGCAGTTTCTGGCTCTGCGGTTTAGGGTCTTCGCTAAACATCTCAGTCATCGTCTTCCTCCTGGTTCTGGCGAGTGATTGTGACCCGCTTCGAGTTTATGACCCGGTACCATTCATCCGGTATATCTGCATCCTTCGGGGGTTTCAGTCTCCGCTGCTCTACTGAAGAGACACGGATAGTGAAGTCGCCCAGGATAAGGTACTCCTTCTCCTTCTTCTTCGCCGTGGCCTTGATGCTCTTGTCGAGGCGGCGATAAGCGTCGAAGTTATCCTGAAGGTCGGCGTGATCGCTCAAGGCCTTCTCAAGGCCTGCGTCGTCCAGGATCTCCACTTCTGCATCGTCTACGATATCAGGGAAGCACGCCCACCCACGGAACGGACACTTCACACACAGGAACCCGTGCTCGGCCTCCGGGATGAAGTCCTCCAGGTTATCGTTGGTGATGGCCTTGTTGTTCATGTAGCAAGTGATGCGCTCTGCCCGCTCGATGGCGTCTTCCAGGATCTCCTGATAGAGGTCGCCCCTCGGGAAGTCTATGCACTTGATCTCGCCGGTGGTCTTGTTCTTCAGTATCCAGACCCCAGCGTCGGCCTCAGTGAAGTACATGCCCATGGCCAACTGTGCGGGGTAGGTGCGATGGTATGGAGCGTTGGACCGGATGAAGTCGTCGATGGAGTGGATACGGTCGAAGATGTTCCCGCTCATCGACTTCAACTCAGCCACGGTGATAGTCTCTCCCCGGTGTGGCCCCTCCTTGAAGGCCCCGTCTATCCGGCAGGTTATCTCCCGGATTTCGTCCCGGAACTCCCGTTCGGCCTCCAGTACCTCGAACCCGAGATCGCTCAACTCGCGCTTCACGGCCTTCTCGTGCAGGTACCCCTCGTCGAACACCGATTGTAGGATGACGTCGTGGGCCGGGATCTCCTGGCCCCGCTTCCGGCGCAGGTATAGGTACCTGTCGCACTTCCATCCCAACTGAGAAGCAGCGTTAGACCTGGCCCCCCAGGACTTGATGCGAGACTCCTTCTTCTCTCTCCACGCCTTGTTGATTCTCTCTGCCAGCATGTCGCCTCCTTGGTTGATTGGTGGTACAGTACCACACAGCCGGAACCCTTGTCAAACCCTTTTCAGTAGAGTACTATCACTTCACCGAGGCCGATTCCTTTGACAGTTCTCCTTCTATCGGTCTACCATATCCTCGCCTCCACAGGCAGCCTGGACGGAAGATGGCCTCAACCGTCCAGGTTCGTCCCAAAAACAATGTGACCAAAATGCCCCCCTAATACCAATGGGAAACAAGGGGGTTGCAATGGCGCATGAACTAATCGTATCCTTGCTGCGTGAACTGATAACCGAACTAGAAGCAGGGAGAGGCGAAATGGAAGTAGCAAGCGGGGGCGCTCTACTGGCAGCGGCCATCTTCGTAATCAGAGACTTGACGAAGGTGATACGAAAACAGGTAGCAGCAAGGAACGGCAACGCCCCCCCGCCCACTGTACCTCCCCCCGACATGGTCTCCAGCGAACTCTGCCAAGCCCACCGCACCCATCTTGAAGATACATGCAACCGCATCGAGGCCAGTACTAGCAAGATATCCGACAAACTGAACCAGACGAACACCAAACTCGATACCCTAATCGGCCAGATGGAGGCCCAGAAGTGAAGAACTACGAGTCTGTCTGCCAGGTCCGGCGTCCTGCACTGATAACGCACGCTGACCCCAAGATAGACACCTCTGGCGAAGAGTACCACCAGTGGATCGCCAGGGATAAACGCCGACAGAAAGACCTGTTCGCCCTGTACCGGGAAGAACCCGCATACTTCTTCTACGACTGCCTCAGTATCCGCATGAAGACCGGCTTCATCGGTCCTCTGGATATCGGTCACCCGCTGTATCACCGGGCACAGAAGAGGTTCTATGGCGCAGTGATGAAGCAGTGGCGCAACAACGGCCAGATACGAGTCTCCATGCTCAAGGCTCGGCAATGGGGCGGGTCAACCGATTCGCAGGGGTGGCTCCACTGGTTGGCCTATGTATGGCATATGCACGGGACCTGCATGGTAATCTGTGACGATACAGACGGGTCCGAGGCCATGTTCCGCATGGGGAAGTATATGTACGAATCCCTCCCCGACTGGATCAGGCCCGACACCAAGTACGATTCAGCCGGGATGCTGAAGTTCACAGGGAAGCACCCTGTACTGAACGAGAAGATCAACTCAGAGATAGTCACGGAGACAGCGCAGAAAGCCCGGGCCGGTCGTAAGTACACCCTGCACGGGGTCCACTGCTCAGAGGTCGCCTTCTGGGGTGCGAAGGCCCCTGAAGTACTCGGCGGCATGTCGCAGGCCATACCAGAGAACCCCGGCACCATCTACATCAAGGAGTCTACGGCCTTCGGTCACGGGGGGGCGTTCCATGAGACGTTCACCAATGCGGGCGATGGAGTAGGCGGGGACCTGGCATTTTTTGTTCCGTGGTGCGAGATCGACGAGTACTCCCTGGACTCCACAGATATGTCGAAGTGGGAGCACCCGGCAGTGAAGATCGACAGGGACGAGTGGCTGACCCACCAGCACGACGAGGAGTGGAGACGCCTGAACCTCACTCAGAACGAACTGGAGATACTCGAACTCGTCAAGAACGTCACACCGGCACAGCTCGCCTGGCGTCGCCGTAAACTCGTCGAAGGGTGCAGGGGCGACCCGGACCTCTTCAGGCAGGAATATCCCATCACCCCCGACGAGGCGTTCATCCAGCACGGCCAGTCGGTCTTCTCCCTCGTGGAGCTTCAGGAGCAGAGGGACAAGCACATCAAGGAGCCAGAGTGCGGGATGCTCATAGAAGTTGGGAAGTCTATACCCGACGAGCCGCCCACCGAGATGAAGTGGCTTCCCAATCTCGACGGTCGCATGATGATATGGGAGAAGCCCGACCCGACCCTCAACTACGTGATGGCCATCGACCCGGCAGAGGGGACAGAGGCGAAGTACCTGGACGGAGGTACCCTGTTCAGGGACTCTGATCGCTCCTGCGTCACAGTCGTGAACGCCAACACCAGAGAACTCGCAGCGGCGGTCCACGGACTCTATACCCCCCGTGACGTAGGTCATATGGCCCTACTACTCGCCTGCCACTACAGCGAGTGCATCGTAGGGATAGAAATGAACGGCGGCTTCGGAGCGCCAGTGCTCGAAGTCTTCAGAAACCGCGGCTACGACAACCTCTATACCGAGAAGGTCTACAACAACGTCCTGCGGGACTACACCTACAGATACGGCTGGACCACGGGGAAGAATAACCGGATGCTGGCGTTCGAGAACGCACGAGGGCTCGTGAAGTCCAACAAGATGCCCCTGCGGTGGACGACCCTCCTCGATGAGATGATGTCCATGGTCTACACCCCCCTGGCCAGCGGCGGGGTAAAGCCCGAAGCGAAGACCGGGTGCCACGATGATGCGGTTATGTCCTGGGTCATATGTCAGCAGATACTCACCGAGCTATACGAGGCCCTGTTCGTGGACGAGATAATAGAGAAGGCCCAAATGGACCAACGCCGCAAACAGGTATGGGACCAGGTCTACGACTCCATGGATAACCCCGAAACGTCAGAGCCAGGGACCAACATGGGCGGGTAGCCGCAGAAATAGTTCTTGACACAACATATATGCACATGAAAATGAGGGAAGGAGGGACAATATGAGCACAGAAGCAGCCCTAGTCTTAGTGGCGGTGGCCTTTTTCGGCTTCAAGTCTCTCGAAATGTGGCTCAACTACCTCATGCATAAATTGCAGTACGAGACACAGAACGTGATGGACCCCAAGGACTACCAGCCAGGGATCGGTGACGGTCTCGGTGAGCATATCCAGGACGATTTCTATCGAGACCTTGAGGGAGGTATGGACGATGGCAGACCGAAAAAAGGGGAGCAATAGTTTTTCCGATGACATGTTCCGGTTCTTCTCTGAGTGGAACAAGACCGGGAACATGGGCAGCGCCCTAATCAACACCATCCTCGTTCCGTACATCAAGAAGCCCAAGAGCACGTCGCCTTACAACCGCACCGACAATGTGACGCAGATGCCGAAGGGACCAGGCACGAATTTTCGTATTGGCACTGTGAGCCCTATAGACTTCGCTCCCCCCGGAGCGAACGCAGCCCTCGTGAACCTGGCGGCTCGCGGTGCCCTACAGCGCCAGCCAGCCGCTTCCCCTACGCAGCAACTCGGGGGCCAGATGTGGGACGACTATCTCGGTACCAAGTGGGAGAACTCACCCTCCGATATCGCCATGCGGAACTCCACTCTCCCGGGGTATCAGTCGCAGGTAGCCTTCGGCAACGTATCGCAGCCGGTAGCGCAGCAGCCGGGACAGGGGGCATTTCAAGATCCCGACATCACAAGAGTCAATCAGAACTTCGGAACTCATACGGCTCCGCCCCCCATGGGTGTCATGGAGCGGATCAGGGCAGAGGCAGCTAGGAACGCTATGTCGGGGCAGCCAGTTATGGACACCCCTCCCGGCATAGGCTCTCTCGGTAGGTTGCGCCAGAGCAATATGCCGATGCAGTCGCCATCCCAACTACAACAGATGTGGCGTCCAGACCCCTTCATGAACAGGAGGCGATAATGCCGTACCAGATGCCACAGAGACCGCAGACTCAGACCGTGAAGAAACCCTCGTTCTGGGGGTCCGTGCTCGGGGGCCTCGTCAACCAGATCCCGGTTGTCGGCGGATACCTTGGGAACCAGATCGCCACCGGCCTCGCTGACGAGGAAGAGATTCGTATCCAGCAGCAGGCAGCGCAGGGACTGATGGGCGGCGGCGGGTACCAACCATACATGGTACAAAGACGGTAACTGATGAAGAAGATGAAGCATATAGACCTGATGCACCGTGTCCGGGATGCGGAGACGGCGAAGACCTCCCGCATGTTGGAGTGGCAGAGGAATATCGCCTTCAGGAAAGGGCGTCAGTGGATCATACCCGCCAGCAATCGGCGTGGGTGGCAGACAGCTCCCCTCCCCCGGTGGAAGGTATCTCTCACCATCAACTACATGCTTCCTATCTCTCAGATCATATCAGCCAAGCTGGTGCAGAACCGCCCGTCTTGGGAAGTACGGCCCTGGACCAACGACGAACGCGACAGGATGGCGGCCCGTGGTTCGGAGATGCTGCTTGAGCATATGTGGGAATACCTCAACATGCACCGGCACGCCATCAGGTTCATAGACTGGGCCTATCACTGCGGGACAGTCGGGGTAGGCGTCTACTGGAACCATACCGAGGGCTTCTCGGATACAGTCCTCGACCCTGACGGGAACCCCATCATAGACGAGAAGACCGGCCTCCCCCTGGAGACCATGTACGGTCGGCCAGAGATCGACGTGGTATCCCCGTTCGACCTGGGGATAGACCCATACGCAGAAGAGATCGAGAACATCGGATGGATGTACCGTACTCGGTGGGTCCACAAGTCCTGGATCAAGGACTACCTCGACAAGAGAGCGCAGGATGGAGAGACAGGCGACGGCGGCACAGTAGAGCACCGCACGGCCACCCTGGCATCCACTGAGACCGGCAACGACCCCTCAGACTGGATGACCGTATGGGAGATGTACTCCAAACTCGATAAGCGATACTGGATCTTCTCGAAGGAGCGCATCCTCGACACCGGCAAGTACGAGGGCGACTATCCCATCATCCTCTTCAGGATGGTCGATAACCCCGGCGATATCACGGGTAACACCGTGGCCGGCAACGCCATATGGGGCCAGCCCATGGCGAGTAGCCTCGTCCCCATCCAGATGGAACTGAACAAGGCAGCTTCGCAGATTATAGAGTACAAGAACCAGACGATATCCCCCAGGTTCCTCGCCTCCAAGATGGCACGCATGGACGTTTCCAGCATCAGTGAGCGCCCTAACTCCCTCGTGATGTGGTCGGGCCAGGGGCAGGAACCCAAGCCTCTGTATCCCAGGGGACTGCCAGGCTTCATCGCTAACATGCCCGATACTCTCAAGCAGCAGATGCTCGACGTAGCGGGGGTACACGAGATCAGCCACGGCCAGGCCCCGGGTAGCGTACAGTCGGGTCGTGGACTCGCCATCCTCGCAGAGATGGACCAGACCAAGTGGGGACCAGCTACAGTAGAGCTAGACCGTGTCTTCGCTCAGATAGGCACGTTCATCATGAAGCTCTGGCGCGACCATGCTCCTCCGCAACTCACCGTACGGGTGGTAGGGAAGAACAACGAGATCGACGTCCGGGAGATATACCGGTCCGACGTGATGGCCGAGAACATCCGAGTAGCGCAGGGCTCCACCTTCGCCAAGTCCAAGGCTCTCCGGCACGACCAGATCACTCAAGCCTGGCAGTTGGGCCTGATAGAGGATAGAGGCAAGGTGCTGAAGGCCCTCGACTTCGGAGACGTAGAATCCATATACGGCGACAACACCAAACAGCGACTGCGAGCCAGGAGAGAGAACGGCCAGTTGCTTGAGGGTATTCTCCCGCAGATACAGGAGTGGGACGACGACCTCATCCACATGGACGAGATAGAAGAGATCGCCACCTCCGAGATGTGGGACTCGTTCCCGGAAGAGGTGCAGCAGGTCATCACGCAGCACTACTCAGCACACAAGCAGCGATATCAGGCCCTCATGCAGATGCAGATGCAGGCGGCAGCCCAAAGGGGCGTAGCGTCAGCGGGCGGCGGAGGCGGGGGTCCTGTAGGCATGGAAGGGGCCAGCCCTGAAGCGAACGGGGAGACCCCAGGACTGAACGGCAATATGCCAGATACTACGACGGAGGCCATGAGATGAGTGAAGAATTCGGTGAAGGAATAAGCACGGGTGAGCCTACGGGCGAGATTGGTGGGGACAGTACCGGAGAACTCGGAGAGGTCGGTGCAGGCGGAGACGCCGCACAACTTCCCGAAGGTGGTGCCATCGCCGCAGAGACGGTGTCCGCTACGGATTTCAACGCCCTCAAGGAACAGATCGCCCAACAGGCGGAGACGATGAATCGTCTTCAGGCGCAGAACATGATGCTCAACGAGAACTACCAGCAGGCGACAGCCCGGGTAGACGGGCTCCTATCGCAGGGCTTCAGCGGTGAGCCGGACATAGATCCCGAAGAGATCGACGTCCAGCCCACGGCAGCAGTGCCCCAGGAGTATCAGCAGAAACTGGAGGATCTGGAGAACTTCAAGCGAAGCTACGAGATCAAGCAGGCGCAGGACCGCATCGTGAGCGAAACGACTGCGGCCATCAATGCTCTGCCCGAGAACGAGCGACTCCTGGTGGACAGCAACGAGGTCTATGCGAGACTCGGCCAGGCGGGTGGCGGCAATCGGAAGATCGCTGACATCGTCAAGGAGGTCCACACTCGCAGGATAGCGATGATGAAGAAGCAGGGGTACGAGATGAAGAAGCAGACCACACCTCCGCACTTGAGAGGGGGGGGCTCCCCCGAACCCAAACGCCCGGCATATACGGGCTCAAAATCAGAACAGCGGGAACAGGCGGCCCAGTGGCTTGCCACCCGCATGGCGAAGCGCGCTGACATGGTTTAGCGTCGGCTTCCAAGGAGACTTGAAAAATGGCATACGTAGACGATTATGGACAGAGTTACGGTGGGGCTCCCACCTACGGTACGGTAACAGCCTCCGGTCTCGAAGCAGCGATGAAGGATATGGCCCTGGCCCTGTCCGACCTGCTCGACACTCAGACCGAAGTATGGGACATCTTCAAGAAGAAGGTGGAACCCGGCAAGTGGGTCGGTCGCCGGATGACCTTCCCTGTGAAGAAGTCACGGACGGCTGCGTGGGGCGCAGTGGGCGAGAGCGCTCCGATGCCTCCAGTCGGGAAGACCGACTTCGACGAGTCCGTCATCCTCCCGAAGTACCTATATGGCACAGTGGGACTGACCGGCCAGGCGTACTTCCTGACCCAGGGTGAAGGCACGGTCGAGGGCGCTTCGGATGCTCTCTCCATGGAGATGGACACCTTCCTGGACGCTTTCCACCTCTACCTCCAGTCGCAGTTGTGGGGCACAGGCTCCGGGATCGTCGGCTCGGTAAAGGCGTTCGCTGCTGGACCCCCGAAGGTGGTCACGCTCCAGGGCCGCAACAATGAAGTCGGCGGCTCGTGGGATTCTACCAACACCTACGCCACGGTCCTCGGCCAGGGTTCAACGCGCAACCTACAGAAGGGTCAGAAGGTCGTATGGGGTTCCTATGCGACGCCCACCTTCACCTACGCTGGACGCGGATACATCAGCAAAATCACTGCCGAGCAGACGTTCGAGGTAACGGTGGATGCTGACGCAGATCCTACAGCGGCAGACATCATCGTAACCGGGTACTACGACTCCACAGACGCAGTGAACTATACCTCCATCGGTGCTGGAGCGGCCACGATCACCTACACGGTGGCAACCCCCGGTACCGAGATGATGGGCCTCCTCGGCCTCGCCGCTCCGTACAGCACTGCGGAGAACTACGTCCTCCAGCAGCTTGACCCTGCGTCCATTCCCGAGTGGGCTCCTGTCATCATCGACGCTGAATGGAACTTCCTCGACCGCACCCTCCTGGAGCAGTTGATCGAGGGTCCGCATGAGGCTGCTGGTGTGAATATCACCGACATCTTCATGAACACGCAGATGCGGAAGCACTTCATCGACATGATCGAGGATGATCGGCGGTACTCCGCCCTGGAAACCAAAGTCGGCTGGCGTGCCCTGGAGTTCGCAGCCGGTGACCGCAACGTCAAGATCACCTTCCACAAGTCCGTGCCCATGTATATGGTGTACGGGTGCGACGCCAACGCCATCAAGTACTCCCTGGCCAAGCAGCCTGGGTGGATCACCTGGAACAACGGCGGGGACATCCTCCGACCGGTGGGCAGGCGTGACGCAGCAGAGGCGTTCTACGGCATGTACGGCAACTTCTATACGAAGAAGCGCCAGGCCATCGCCGTGATGAAGAACGTGAACATGACGATCAAGCACTACGGCGCATAAACCGGACCGTCTTGGAGTGGGGGGGTCCGGTGTGGCCCCCTCGCTACGGTCCAAAAGGAGAAATACACCATGAGTATCAAGCTTCCCAACATCAAAGAGTCTGGATTTGCGAAGGGCGGCAACGCTCTTCTTCGTCGTTTGATCGGGTTCGACTTCTCGGATCTGCCGTCTACCGTCTCCTCGGACTTCGTGGAGATCAAGGGTCGCCACGACCACACTATCAAGGACACTGCTGGCGGGTGGGTGATCAGTGCGGGCGGGATGGACACGAACATCATCACCGCCACCACCGACATCTCCGACCTGGACGCTGGTGATCTCCAGATCATCACCCATACCGCTGCTATCGACATCGACCTGGACTCAGCAGTGGTCGGTATTTGGCGGTTCATGTTTGCGGCATCTACCGCTACACACGCAGTCACCGTGGACGTGGGGGCACTCGACTATGCGACGGCGGGCGTAGACCGGGTCTTCGGCGGTTCGGCCTCGCAGGAGTACCTGGGTGCGTACTTCGTGATCGCAGGCGACGGTACCGGATACGTCATCTCGCAGCCTCGGTTCGTGGCTGACGGTGACATCCTGAACTTCCAGAGTAACGACTTCATCGACAACGCCACAGCCGACACGATCAAGACCCGGTGCGACTCCGGTGTCCTGGTCCGCAACAACGCTGACAGTGCGGACGCAGACCTGACCGCTGGCACCATCGCAGCCACCAACGGTTGCGACGTGACTACTGCGGCTCTTACGTCCGCTGCTGGCCTGACCGTGTCGGGCGGGGCGGTGGACATCGATCCGACTGCTAACAGTGATTTCGACGTACTCTGTACCGGCACTGGCGCTATTAGTCTGGCCGCTGCTGATGCCTCGAACTTCACCACTACCGGTGCCAACGTCACGGTCCGAACAGCCACTACCGGCAACGTGATCCTGAACGCAGCCGACAACATCGACATCGACGGGACCTCGGTCGCCATCGACGGAACAGCGGCCTCGCACTTCACTGTAGCTGGAGCCGCTCTCGGGCTCGGTACCACTACGTCGGGCGACGTGACGATCTCTACCACGGTCGCAGGCGATATCGTCCTGAACTCTGTAGCGGATATCGACGTGGATTCTGCTACACTCACCGCCGACTTCTCGGGAGTTTTCAGTATCGACGGAGTCGGTGCTTCCAACGTCACAACCGATACCGGCAACCTGACACTGAATACGTCCACTTCCGGCGACGTGAATATCTCGTCCATCGACAACATCTTGCTCGACGCACGGAGCGCCACCGGGACTCTGAACTGTCAGCTCGGTACCGACACCAACGCTACTTCCTTCGGTGTTCTGAACGACACTGGTGCGAACATCGTGACGGTTGACGGATCGGGACAGGCAGACTTCGCCGGGAACCTTGACGCGAATCTCGGTCTCGACGTGATCGGTGCGGACTTCTCGTTCACCGGTACTGCCGGTTCATGGACGATGGTACTCGCTGACTCCGCCTTGACGCAGACGGGCACGGGGCAGGTAACCTTCACCGGCAACGTGAACGCCGACAACGGCCTCGACGTGACGACCGCTGCCCTCACTACGGCTGCTGGTCTGACCGTATCCGGTGGAGCAGTAGACATCGACCCGACTGCTGGCAGTGACTTTACTGTAGACTGCACCACCACTGGCACTATCAGTCTTCAGGCCGCTGCTGCCTCTGACTTCACCACATCTGCTGGCGCTCTGTCCCTTTCGGGCGGTGGCGGTATCACCAGTACGTCTACAGGTGGAACCTATCAGATCGTCGCTACCGGGCAGGACATCGACATCGATAGCACCAGCCTCACTGCGGACTTCACCGGTGTCTTCTCCATTGACGGCGTGGGCGCGTCCAACGTCACTACCAGCACTGGCAATCTGACGCTACAGACGTCCGCTTCCGGCGACGTGAAGATAGATTCAGCGGCGGGCGTCTCCATAGATGCTCAGGGCGCTACGTCGTCTATCACCAACAGCCTCGGCACTGATACCAATGCCACTTCGTTCATAGTCGAGAACAACACTGGTACCGACATCCTTACCGTCGACGGTGCGGGCGCTATGACCTTTGCGGGAACTGCTGCCTCGTCCATCGCGGTTACTGGAGCGGCTCTGGCTATCCAGGGCGTCGGCGCTGGCGGCAACGTGGAGGTATCCTCTGCCGCTGGCACAGTGACTGTTGCCACGACAGCGGGCCAGCTCAACCTCAACTCCGGCGCGGCGATAGCGGCCACCGCTGCTGCTGCTTCATCTATCCAGGTGGTGGACGCCTCACTGACCCTGTCCACCGTGGGCGCTACTGGTGCAGCAGTGAACATCACTGCCACCAAGAACACCATCACCATGGAGGCGGGCGACAACCTCGCCAATATGTTCACCCTGGAAGACGCAGACGGAAACGACTATGTCCATGTCGTGTCTACCACTGCATCTGAGGCGATCAACCTCGGAAACGCTGCGGACAACCCGACGATCACCACACTCGGTACTGGTCAGATCACTCTGGCCGGTAACGTGGACTGCTCTACGGGCCTGGACGTGGCGGGTGGCAATATCACCCTGGACACCAACGACATCATCGTGAACACGAACAAGTTCACGGTGGACGGTGCGACGGGTGACACGCTGATCGCTGGCGACCTGTCGCTGAC